GCTTTACGCTGTTTTGTCTTGGCTTTTCGTACTAAGCCTGCGACATCAGATTGATTTGCCCAAGGCACTTGAAACATCATACAAAAATCATCTCCTGCTGTAAGACAGGATGTTCCTTGTATTGAAGTTGATATGATACAGCCCGTTGGCTGTGTCCTTTGTGCGGACAATAATATGTATGTTGAACCGCCCGAATTTGCGATATACGGACGTGAACAGTACCAAGGCAGAGAAACTGCTTCTTGATACATTGGTGATGTGGCCGTGGATGTAAGAAATCCATAACCAAATTCTAGTCGTTGTTGTGTGGAACTAGCCACACGTAAATAATAACCATCTCCGTTACCGGATGAGTTACCTTTTCGTATGTTGCGGACTACTAGACCTCCGCGCCACCACATAAAGCTATCTGCAAATATTTGGTGGGAACAGAGTGCTACTGTATTGAAACCGATTTGTCCTACGGTTATTGCAGAATTGTACTCTGTTGCTCGCTTGAAGATGTCATTGACATCATCAACTGTTTCAGCCATGACTTGGTGTAATGTCACTGACTGAGTTGCACCTTTTACGATAGGTGGAAAAACTGTAGAAAACTCTGTTTGGAGATTCATTTGATTCGAGAAGGAGGCTGTTGATTGATGGGCCAGTTCTTCTGTTTCTTGGACATTTAACAGTTTTGAAAATTGAAATGATGTATTAAGAGTCGGGTCACAAAGCATTGCGAATTGAGTATCCTCCCCCCCTGATCTAAACACTGCCATATAGGCCAGTGATGTCAGCGGTGCGGGTGGTCCTATTATCGGTGAGATTTGTTCTACAATTAGTGTTGGAACTATTTGTTGTACTCCTGTATACTGTTCATTCCAAAGAGCATAGTTGAGATAGGGCACAGTAATTTTGATGGTCGTGTCTCCTTTCACATCTATGTTCATTGATGGTACGTTTCCTATATTGGACACTGTTGAATTGTACGCAATGCGTATTCGCATGCGGAATGCGTAAAAACAGGGTAGGTTAACGTAGATGAGGTATTTAATGGATCCTCGCCAGTATTTAAAATTTGTGGCTGCTATTGCTAAATAGTCAGCTCCATCAAATCCAGATCCGACGGTTAAAGGTTGTACAGCTGTTTGCCAACTAACTGTTATTCCATTAAAGACGTAAACATCAAAAAGCATGGGTTTGCCTGCAAATGCGGCCAGTGATTTATAGGAGGTATCCATTCCATAATTAACTGGACTATTTGATATTCCGGGGTTTTGGTACAAACTCAGGGAAGTGGCATTATCCAATCCTGTTGCATGATTGGTATCATTGAAGTACTGATTAAGTACCATGCGATTTGCTTGTTTATCGAGGGGCTTGGAAAGCTCGGTGCTAAAAATGGCGTTAATAACATCGGCTATTGGACTCCAAACGCCCCCAATGATTGGTATTGTTCGTGCGATGTGGGAAATGTTTCTTACAACCATTCCTACACTCGCGTCTTTTCCTTGTGTTGCTTTTGCTTTTGCCTCTGCGTCAGACTTTGCGGTCTTGTTCGCGCTAGGAGGCACTATTGCTCCAGTTGCCGTTCGCATCTGGGATTGGAATCCGGCCAGGCTCATTTCTTTGATCGAGCCATAAACTTCTATAGGAATAGAAGCCGGTATACCAGCATTTGTTGTAAGCAAAGTGAAAAGTGGTAAAATAAATACAGTTGCGGTTTCTGCTGAAGTTCCTGTTGCTGTAGTAGTATCTTGCCAATCTTCTGGACTAAGGTAAGGTATTTTAATAGAATTCGAAGTTTGCGCTGCTGCTGCAAGTATCGTTGCATGATACGCAGACAAAGATTGAATGTCAAGTGGTACGGTGGATGCATTAATGCATGGTAACCAACCGACCATAAGAGCACCTTGATGGTATTGTGAGGACACCATCTTAATGTCAATTTCAAAACAGGCACGAAAAAGCCTGTAAAGTTTGAAAAGTGCTTGAACACCAGTTTGTACAGCCAAATTCCCAATGAGCGGAATTTTCTGTATTGTTGTGGTTGGTGTCCAGTTGAAAGAATAGATGAGAAACTTTCTTTCAGG